TGGGGATGTTGGTGCAGTTACGATTCGGGCAACCCACTGGGTAGAGCAGAACTGGGTCTGCCTGAGCGGCGCCTGCGAGCAGGGTGAGGGTGAGAAGTAATGCTTTCATGGTCGTGATCCTTTCCAGTTAAACCTGGTTCTTGAAACGAACGAGCGTGAGTTTGTTGGCAAGCGTCTTGTCGTCCGAGAGCACGCGCTTCGCCATCTTGTGCTGGCCGGCGAGCACCCGTTCGACCGAGGTGAGGGAGATGCCGAGACGTTGGGCGATCTCGCGCGCCGGTCGCTCGCAGATGTTAAGCACTTCGCGCGCCAGTTCCATCGTCATCCGGGTGCGGGTGTTGCCGCCGTCCTTCTTCGCGCGCAGTGCTCGGGTCGGGTGGGTAACGATCAACTGGCCGCCGTTGCCCTTCGCGTGCCCGAACCGTTTCGACATGATGCGGCCGAGGTCGCCGGCGATCTTCTCGAACTTTCCCGCGTGGTCGATGCCGACCGATACTACGTAGACAATCGTGCTCATTTGCCTTTTCTCCAGTGGTTGAAACTTCAGCTCTTGCGCCAGGACTTCAGGAGTGACCCTGCATCCCCGGCGCTCCAATCAATCTCGTTGCCGTAACGGGCCTTGCGGCAGCCGTACTTGGCGGCCTGTTCAACCGCCTCCTCGTGCGTGAGGCCCTCGCGCAGCAGCCGGTAGTAACTGCCACGCGAGATGCCCTGCTCCTCGAGCCAGCGGTTGAGTCCATCACCGCTTTTGGGAGCCGCCATGGGCGTTCGCTGCCTTGCGCTCGTTCGCTACCTTGGTGTCGTCGTAGAAGCCGTCCATTTCCTTGCGGAACTGTTCGACCGCCTCGGGGTCTGGCGCTGGCGTGTTCACCGCCGGCTCGTTGCGCTTGGCGATCTCCACCCGCCCCTGGGTGATGGCGGCGGCGTGCTGCGCCTTCCACTTGGTCACCCCACTGGGGACCCAGCGCGACAGGTGCCGATAGAACTCAATCTTTTCGTCCTGATCCAGCTCCTCCCAGCTTTCCAGCACCTTCCAGTTGTCGCCGGTATCCATGCCGACTTGCATCGCCGCGTGAACCTTGTCGAGGAGTTTGAAATTGGGCTCTCGGTTGACCGCGCCCTGCGCGTCGTCGTCGGTGTCCCCGACCACGCAGGCGACCGCCATCAAGGCGTACCGACGTGCATAGGCGGCGGCTGAACCGAAGCTCCACGCATCCGCCTTGGCGGCCGGCATGAACAGCGGTCCGAACGACATGAAGCCGCCGTCCTTGTGCAGCAGGTTGGTGACGCAGTTGACGCCGGTCTCGGTGGTGGTCAGGTTCTGCACCACCGCGATGCCCTCGGCAGCGAGCGCCGGCACGATCGCATCGCGCACCGCGGCGAGCGAGGCGAACTTGCTACGGAAGTGCGGATTCTCCCGGTCGAATCCCGGGTTACTGATATTCGCCTGCGCGCGCGCCAGGGCGCCGAAGAGCAGGCCGCTCAACTGTGCCGGGGTGGCGGGCGGGATGTACTCGACTGTCGGTCGCACCCCCATCGGTACGAAGCCTTCAGGCAGTTCGAGGTCACTCACTGTCGTTGGCCTTGAGGACTTCGTGCTTGCCGTCAGTCAGCAGGTGGGCCAACTCGGTCGGCTTCGCGGTACGCACACCGAACCGTGTGCCGATCACCCGGCGCAGCGCCTGCGCCTGACTGCCCGCCTTGACCACGTACTCAACGGGCTTGGGAATCTCCGGGCTCTTGAACTCCGAGACGATGTAGATGCGTTGCTCACTCATGGCTTTCAGCCTCCGTGGGGATGATGGTTTCGATCGGTTCAAAGAGTTTTCCGGTCGGCCCGCAGAGCGCCTCCTCGCGGCGCATCACGGCGGCGTAGTAGAGCCGCGGGCGACTGCGCATTCCGGTCACCAGTTCGTCCTCGTCGAGGGTGTTGTCGACACCACGCGCGCAGCGTCCGAACCGGGTCTTGTTAAATTCCTCGCCGTGATCGAGATTCGGCCGCAGGTAGGTGCAGTCTTTGCAGTAAACGGGCGTCATGGGGTTCCCTTCAGTTTGTTCAATTCCTTGGCGAGCTCCACCACGCCCTCGGCGACGGCGTCGTTGTAGAGCCGTTCCTGGTCGTCGTACTCGAGGCTGTTGATGTCCACGTCCTCGTAGTCGTAACCGTCCGGTGCCGAGCGCACCCGGCGCGTGCAGCGGGTAACGGTCACGAGGTCGTCGTGCTCGTAGGACAGCGGGAAGAAATCGAACTCGACGTCGAGCGTGTAGTCGTAGGGCGGGTCGTGGTCGCGCACGACAACCTCGAGGTCGATCTTGTGGTGGCGGACCATGCTGGTGTTCATGCCAAGACCTCCTCTGGCACGCCGCGTCTGGTCTCATCACCGGTGCCCTGACACGTCAGGCAGTACCGCTCGACGGCAAATCCGCCCGCGCGGTACGGATCGAGTTCGCCCTCGACGTAGAGGTCGCCGACCTCAATGCGGTTTCTGCAGGGACCGTTTTTGCAGGGTCCGGCGACCCGTGCCCGGCGCACCGCCTCGCCGTCCAGCCAGCCGCCTTGCATCACCCGCTTCATTTGCCCTCCCCCGCCAGTGCGGCGCGGGCATGAATCCCGATGTGCTCCGCAGCTAAATTCCAGCCGTGACGATAGGCTTTAGTTTCGCTATCGGAATAGATTGACGGTGACTCGGCTGGCCCTAGCTTGGCTATTTCCAGAAGCGCCCCCCGCAGCCGGGCATTGTCGGCGCGCAGGGTGAGAAGCTCCTCGCGCTGCGCAGCACGCTCTGCATCAGCGCCCTCGATGTAGTCGGCGACGGTGGGGAAGGCTTGCCGAAGTGGTGTCGTCATGGTTGTTTCCCTCTCGTGAATTTCAACTTGCACGACATCAGGGTAGCAAAGTGCGAACCGTTTGTCAAACGCAGCTTGCGTCCTAGTCGTCCTGGGACTACCCTCGGACCACCATGAAATTCACCCGCTACTGGCAACGCCTCAGTGCCGAGGAAAAGCGCGACCTGGCGGCCTTCGTCGGGTCGACCCCCCGTTACCTAGGGCAAATCGCCCACGGCCACCGCAAACCCTCGCTCGCGCTGACCCTCAAACTGACCGGTGCGGACTGCGACATTCTGGCCGCCGACCTGCGCCCGGACTGGTTCGCGTTGAGCAAGGTTTCCCATGCACGATGACGAGCGCATCGCCTACGGAACGCCTTCTGAGCTCGAGCGCACGCTCTGCGACACCACGGTGATGACCACCCGCCGACCAGGGCGCGGGGTCCTCAATGGCGCCCCCTTCCGGCCCATGCCGACCGGCCTGCCGCATTGGCTCTGGGCGCTGGCCTTCGCCCTCACCTGCTTCGGCATCGTGGTGAGCATCTTTGGGGCGCTATGGCTGGTGGTGGTCTGGGCGGCCGGCGTCCTGACCGGCTGGCTGTTCACTGAGGCGTGGAAACGATGGCAAAACTGATCCGCGAACGCGACGGGTTACTCTGGTTCGCCCCGCCGGCCGGCACCGAACTGCCCACCGGCGGTCAACTGGACCCATGGACGCGCGCCCGCCAGGCCGAGCAGCAGCGCAAATACGCCGGCACCTTCGCCGCGGGCATGGCGAATATGTTCGGCCAGCAGCACGCCCCTGGCGCGGCAGCGGCGATGCAGGCCCAGCAGGCCGCCATGCAGCGCCACTACACCGACCAGCAGTGCTTACTCGGCAGCCTCTGGTGGGGCTCATACTGGCCCTGGCCGTGAAACCGGAAACCTTCGACTGGGTGTTTCCGCTGGTGCTCGGCACTATCCTCGGGGTGTCGTTTCTGGCCCTGTTTGCCATCGTCCACGTGCTGCTGCGTTGACTTGGGAGGAAGGCGCGCGTAACGTCACGCGCTACGATGTTGACGTTACGGAGTGTCATGTGCCATTCGTGAAGCTGGATTGCGGTCTCCTCGAGTCATCCACCTGGCTCGACCGACCTGCCCTCGAGGTGTTTCTCACCGCCCTGCTGCTCGCCGAACCGTTCGAACTTCCCGAACCCACCCCGGCGCTCGGTCCCCACGAAATCGAGCCCAACGGCTGGCTGGTGCCGGCGGGCTGGTACGGCCTCGCCCGCGTCGCCCCGCCGCTGCTGATGGAGCGGGCCACCATGGGTCGCCAGGACCCGGTCGAGGACCTTCAGGACGCGCTTACCAGGCTCTGCGATCCAGACGCCCACAGCCGTTCCAGCGACTTCGGCGGGCGCCGCCTGGCACGGGTAAATGGCGGTTTTATCGTGTTGAACTATGACCGCTACCGGCAGCGCGACTACACCGCCGCAGAGCGCACCAAGCGATGGCGTGACAAGCGCAGAGCCGAGGCAGCGTTACACCGTAGCGTTACGGACAAAACGCGTAGCGTTACGGCACTTTCCGTCACCGTGACACAAGCAGAAGCAGAAGCAGATATACAGATCCCTGCTACTGATCCTTTTCCCAATACTCAGCGTGGTCAGGTATCGCCTGTGGCTCAACCGGCCCCGAAACTCAATGGCAAGAAGCCCAAGCGCAATACCGCCCATTTCGTGCAGGCCGACTTCGCCGTCACCGAGGAGGACAAGACCTGGGCCCGTGAGAACTTCCCGACCGTCGACCTGTGGCTGGAAACCGGCAAGTTCCGCGACCACGAATTCAACGCCCCGCGCTCCGACTGGCGCAGGGCATGGCGCAACTGGATACGCAAGGCAGGAGCACCCCATGCACGACCCTGATGCAGACCTGAAATATCGGCCCTCGACCAGGCCGGCCGCCGACGCGCGCTGCGGGCTGTTTGACCCCAAGTTCGGCCGCTGCAAGACCGATTTCCCCTGCCCGAAATGCCCGGACCGCATCCCCGGCAAAGCCTACGGCGGCGACCAGGGCTTCAGGGCGCTACGGCAACGCGACCCGGAGCGCGCCCGCCTGGAACTCGGCATCGCCAAGGTCGCAACGATGATGGCTCAGTGTCACCCCTCCGACCCGGCCATCCCCGAACTGGAGGCCGAGGAAGCGCGGCTACTGCGCCAGCTCGCGAAACTGCGCGCCAGCCGCCTGCCGCCACCCTGGCCGATCACCGTCGGCGGGGCGCTCGGCGAGGACCGCAAACGCCTGCAGCCCGGTGGCGAGGGCTACCTCGAGGCCAAGGCCGCCGGTGTAGAGTTCTACGACTACCGAGGGACGCCAACATGACCGAGAATCAGCCGCTGTTGATCGCGCTGCGCGAGGCGAATGGCTACCTGAAACGCATCGCCGAACAGCTCGAGGCCGATGGCCGCGTCGAGGACGCTCGCGCGCGCTTTAACCTGCGCATGATGGTCAAGGACTTCGGCCGCTTCGCGCCGCCACAGACTGGCAACCCCACCGACCAGGGCACCACATGAGCATTCCCCGTGACGTAAACCCCGACCGCTACCTGCACGACGAGGGCTGGTTCGCCCGTGCCCGCTACGATGGCTCCGGGCTGATCGTCTGCCCGTGGGTGCGGGTGTACGTGAACCCGGTCACGTTCCACGTGGAACCACCGCGCAGTGCGTGGCACTGGCCGCTGGCGCATGCACCGCAGCGCGCCGAGGCCGACAAGGGCGGCGGCTGCGCGGTAATCCTGCGCCGGGGCGGCAAGAGGGCGGCCATCAATGCGCTCGAGGCGATGCTCAGCGCCCACCGTGCCGAATTGAAGGCCAAGTCGGCCCCTCGGTAAGGGCAAGGGTGCGATCGGTCGTCCTGAGCGCGTACAGTGAGTCTGGTGAAACGAGTAAACGGTCGCGCCTTCGTCCTCCCGGCCCCGGCACCGCGCTGGCACTCCGACTGGCGCCTGCAGCTCGAGAGCCAGTCGATCCCCAACTGGACCGAGCAGTATCACTTCGCAGTCCCGTGGGGTCGCAAATGGGCGTTTGACTTCGCCTGGCCTACCCAACGGCTGGCCGTCGAGCTCGAGGGTGGGATATGGCGCAAGGGCGGTGGGGCACACTCCCACCCGCTGGGCATCGAGCGGGACATCGACAAGTACAATCACGCCATGCTCACCGGTTGGCGCGTCCTGCGGGTAACATCCAAACACGTGAAGTCAGGCGAGGGCTATCGCATGCTGCTCGAGGCGCTGGGGTGATTGTCGAGGACGATCAGGCGAAGCCGGTGGAGGGTCATGTCGTTACGACCCAGATTACCCCGGAGTACCGCCTCGACCTGGTGAGCCTCACTCACGTGCGTCAGGAAATGGCGCGGGTCTACAAGCAGGCGCGGTTCGGCAAGCTCGCCACCCAGAAGGCGACCCGACTGATTTACGCACTGCGTACAATCGCCGACCTGATGGAGCGCGAGGCCGCGCTCGCCGCACCGGGGAGGATCGTTGACGGAACCTCTGAGCTTGTCCGAGTACCCGCGACTCGTCAGCGCCTTGCTGAGTTCATCGGAGAACGAGTCCGCGGATATGCTGCGCTTGCTGGCGCGAACGGATTTGTACTTCCTGATCCGCTATCTGCTGCAGCGGAAGGACCTCGAGAACGAGTGGCTGTTTGCGAGGTGTCGGGAGGTCCAGGAGAACCCTGACGGATACCTCGACTTGTGGCCGCGCGGGCACTACAAGTCGACGATCATCACCTTCGCCAAGACTATTCAGGACATCCTCGCCAGTCACGGCGATGATCCGCTGCCTGAGTGGGACGGCATGACGCCGACCTTCGCGATCTTCAGTCACACCCGGCCGATTGCGAAGTCTTTCCTCCGCCAAATAAAAGTCGAGTTCGAGCAGAACGTGATGCTGCGCGAACTGTTCCCCGACGTGCTCTACGACAGTCCCGAAAGCCAGGCGCCGCGCTGGTCCGAGGACGCTGGCATTGTCGTGAAGCGCCAAGTCAATCCGAAGGAGGCGACCGTCGAGGCGTGGGGACTGGTCGACGGTCAGCCGGTCGGCAAGCACTTCAACGTGCTGATCTACGATGACGTGGTGACCATGGCCGGGGTGTCCAATCCCGACATGATCCGCAAGACCACCGAGGCGTGGGAGTTGTCGTTGAATCTCGGCGACCGCGCGCCGCGCAAGCGTTACATCGGCACGCGTTATCACTTCGCCGATTCCTACCGCGCGATGATGGAACGCGAGGCGGTGATTCCGCGACTGCACGCCGGCACCGACGACGCTACGCTCGCGGGCGTGCCCGTGTTTCTCACTCAGGAACAATGGGACCAAAAGGTCAAGGAAATGGGACCCTACGCGGCCAGTTCGCAGTTACTCTTGAACCCGGTGGCCGACAGTAAACACACCTTCCGTCGCGAGTGGCTGCGCTTCTTCGAGGAGGCGAGCGGCTGGCGTGGCATGAACCGGGTGCTGATCTGCGACCCTGCCGACTCCAAGGACAAGCATGCCGACTACACCGCGATGGGGGTCATCGCCAAGGGCCCGGATCGCAACCTCTACGTGCTCGACTTCTTTCGCGATCGCATCGGCATCAAGGAGCGGGCAACCGAGTACCTGGCGATGCACCGACGTTGGAAACCGCAGTTCTCAGGCTATGAGAAGTACGGCAAGGACGTCGACATTTCCTACATCCTCGAGATGCAGAACCGCGAGAACTACCGCTTTGACATCGAGGAACTGAAAGGCCCGCTGTCCAAGGTCGATCGCATCAACCGCCTGTTGCCGATCGCCGCCGAGCATCGGCTCTACCTGCCCGCCGCGCTGCTGCGAACCTCGAGCGAGGGCAAGTTGGTTGACCTGCATCGCATTCTCGTCGAGGAGGAAATGCTCGCCTGGCCGGTGCCCGCGCACGATGATCTCCTCGACATGATCTCGCGCGTGTTCGACTTCGAGGACCTGACCTGGCCGCAGGGCGCGGACGTTGAGGAAGGCCCGCGCAAAGACAGATACAATCGCCCGGCGCGCGGCAACACATGGATGTCAGGCTAATGGCCGTCAACCCCACCGATCCGATGATGCAGGGTGCCCCTCAACCGATGGGCCAGCCCCCGCCCGAGCCGCCTGTGGATCTCTCCGAAGGTACTCCGCCACAACCGGGCGAGCAGGGCTTGCCGGATGCCGAGGAGGTCTATGCCGAGTTCAAGGCGCGGCTACGACAATCCAATCAACACCAGAAGGACTGGCGCACCGAGGCGCGCTCGCTCTACGACCTGGTCGCCGGTCACCAGTGGAGCGAGGAGGATCTTGCCAAGCTCAAGGACCAACTGCGCCCGGCCGTGACCTTCAACGTAGCGGGCAAGTTCATCGACGCGGTGCAGGGCCTGCAAATCAACAACCGTCAGGACATCCGCTACTTCCCACGCGAGAACGGCGCCTCGGCACTGAACGAGGAACTGACCGGTGCGGTCACCTGGGCGCGTGATCTCTGCGACATGGCCGACGAGGAGTCCGATGCGTTCCTTGACTGCGTGCTGACTGGCCTTGGCTGGGTCGAGTGTTTCCTGAACGATGACGGCGAACCCGCGGGTCTGCCGGCCGGCGAGCGGCGCGATCCCCTGCAGATGCGTTGGGATGGCAAGGCGCGCAAGAAGAATCTCTCCGACGGGCGCTTCGTGATCCGCGTCACCGACATGGATCAGACCGACTACAAGGCGAAGTTCAAGGAGGAAGCCGACACCGCGCCAGAAACTGACTTCATGGATTTCGAGACCGACGAGGACGACATCGCAAGCCCGCAGATAATCCCCCAGCCGCACGACTATCCCACTGGCGAGGCGACAGGCCCGGGTGGGGCGCCGCTGAACTACCGCCCGAAGGTTGCGCACTACGAGTTCTGGCGCCGCGAACAGCAGTACATGGTCAAGACCGCCACCCTCGGCGAGCAGACCTTCAAGGGTGACGAGTGGGCGCACATCGAACCGATGCTGAAACAGCGCCAGATTCCCTACAAGGCAACGCCGCGGATGGTCAAGGTTTACTACCGCGCGTTTGTCACCACCACTGGCGTGAAGCAGCTTGCGCGCTCGCCATATCAGGGCGGCTTCACCTTCCACGCCATCACCGGCAAGCGCGACCGCAACAACAATCTCTGGTACGGCATCGGCCGCGCACTGGTCGACCCACAGCTCTGGGTTAACAAGTTCTTTTCCGCGATCCTGTTCTCGATCATGACCGGTTCGAAGGGCGGTCTGATGGCCGAGGAGGACGCCTTTACCGATGCGCGCAAGGCCGAGGAGAACTGGTCCTCACCGGACGCCATCACCTGGTTGAAAACTGGCGCGCTCGGCAAGGGCAAGATTCAGCAGAAGGAACCCGCGCCGTTCCCGAGTGGCATGGATCGGCTGATGGAATTCAGCATGGCCGCGCTGCCCTCGACGTCAGGCTTGAACCTCGAACTGCTCGGGCTGGTCGATCGTCAGCAGGCCGGCGTGCTCGAGGCGCAGCGCAAGCAATCCGCCATGGCGATCATCGCCTGGGCGTTCGATGCCATGAAGCGTTACTACCGATCCGTTGGCCGACAAATGGCACGGTACTTTGTCGACTACGTGCCCGAGGGCGAGCTGATTCGCGTCACGCAGGACACCGGCCAAGGGTATGTTCCCCTGCGCAAGGATCGGCTCGCTCTTGCATTCGATGTGATCGTGGATGAGGCGCCGACCTCGGTGAACATGAAGGAACGGGTCTGGGCCGTGCTCGAACAGTTGATACCGCAACTGCTGGCCGCCAAGATGCCGGTCCCCGCCGAGGTGCTCGACTACTCGCCGCTGCCCGCCGACCTGACGCAAAAGTGGAAGAACATGCTGCACCCGGATCCCGAGGCGCACGACAAGAGTCAGAAGCAGTTCGAGGCGATGATTAACAAGCTCGTCAGCGAGGCCATGAAGAACCAGGCGTCCGCCAAGGATCTCGAGGCCGACGCGGCGCTGAAACAGGCGCAGACCGAGGAACTCACGCATACCATGCCGCACGACATCGCCAAGGCACACGCGGATTCGCTGCTCGCCGCTTCCGAGGCGGGCGCTGCACAGGCTGGACAACCCAACACCGGAGGCTTAGGACAATGACCGACGAAGCAACACCGACCGCAGCGCCGGCGGATGACCTTTTCACCGACCTCGACATACCCTCGAGCGAACCGTTCGACGATGGGGGAGCCGGAGACTCGCCGCCGGCTGCGACGCCCGCGATTCAGCCCGCGCCCGTGGCGCCCGAGGCTCCTCCGACCGAGGGCACCCCGGCGTCTGACCCGGCCGCCGTCCCGGCTCCCTCGTCACCAGCAGAGCACCAGGTACCGCTGAATACGCTCATCACCGAGCGGCGCAAGTGGCAGTCCGACATTGAGAACGAACGCAACGCCAGACTCGAGCTGCAGGGCCGGCTCGCCGCGCTCGAGAAACCCGCTGCACCGCCGCCCGAGACGCCGGCCCCTGACTTCCTCGAGGACCCGAAGGGTTACATCGACCACCAGACCAAGCTCGCCCGCGAGGCCGCTGAGAAGGCGGTAGCGGAGGCGAACTCAGCGCGCCAACGCACCGATCAGCAGGGTGCCGAACAACGCTTCACCCAGACCCTCACCAACGACGAGGCCGCCTTCAGCGCCAAGACGACGGACTACAACGCGGCGTTGAATCACGTCCGCGGCGTGCGCGCGCAGCAGTTGTCGCTGATGTATCCGCAGGCGACCGGCCAGCAACTACAGGAGGCACTGCGCCGTGAAGAACTCACACTCGCAGTCCAAGCCATGCAGCAGGGGCGAAGCCCTGCCGAGACCGCCTACGCATACGCCAAAACCCTGGGATACGCAGGCGCGGTGCCATCCGGCGCGCCGTCGACGACTACGCCTGCCGTACCGCTGCCGAAAGGCGCAACAGTGACCGACATCGCGGCAGCCCGACAGGCCGCTGCCACCACGCTCGGCTCCGGCGGTGGCGCGACTGGCGAGGGCGACCCGGACGGTTACGAGGCGACCGAGGATCCGCTGGATGCGGCATTGCGCGAACGATTCAAGAAGCGGTAGACTCCTCGCACAGTTCGCCGGACTGACTTTCGGCGGTTCGCGGTCCCAGCGATAAGTGGACACGGCCTCGCTCACCTCACGAGCGTTTCGCGGTCACGGCGAGAACGTGGCGAAGAAGTAAGCCCGCACCTGCGGGATTGTTTCGTTTCGCAACCACGCCAAGGAGACCGCGCACATGGCCGGCACGGATTATCCGGTAGGTTCAAACCTAGCCGTCAAAACCTGGTCGACAGACCTCATGAAGGAAGCCCTGAAGCGCGCGCAAGCGTTGAACTTCATCGGCAAGGACACCAACTCGATTTGCCAGATCAAGACCGAGGTCAACAAAGGCCCCGGCGATCGCGTGCGCTTCGGTATCCGCCAGCAGCTCTCCGGCGGCGGTATTCAGGGCGACGGCACTCTGGAAGGCAACGAGGAAGCCCTCGAGACCTACACCCAGGACATCCTGATCGACCAGCTCCGCCATGCGGTGCGTTCATCGGGCAAAATGTCCGAACAGCGCGTGCCCTTCTCGGTGCGTGCCGAGGCCCGCGACGGTCTCGCCGACTGGTGGGCTGACCGCATCGACGCCTGGTTCTTCAACCAGATTGCCGGCAACACCGGTCAGGCGGATATCCGCTACACCGGTATGCAGGCGACCATCGCGCCGGACACCCAGCACATCCAGTATCCGCCCGACCACGGTGGTGTGGGCACGGCGGCGACCGCCGAGTCCTCGATCTCCAACACCACGGTGGACTACCTGACGCTGAAGCAAATCGACGCGGCGGTAGAGAAGTCCAAGCTCGCGAAGAATGCGATGCGCCAGGTCAACCTCGGCGGCGGCGACATGGCCCTGGTGCTGTTCATGCACCCGGTACAGGCGACCCAACTGCGCACCCAGACCTCGACCGGTCAGTGGCTGGACATCCAGAAAGCGGCAATGGCCGGGATGACCTCCACCAACTCGCCGCTGTTTACCGGGGCGCTCGGCATGTACAACGGCGTGATCCTGCGCGAGTCCACCCGTATCCCTGACCCGGGCACCGGTTCGAATGCCGGCCTCGGTGGCACGGTGGGCAACAACCTGCGCCGGGCAGTGCTCTGTGGCGCACAGGCGGCCGTGATGGCCTTCGGCCGCGGCTACGGCAAGGGCACCTTCTCGTGGAAAGAGGAAATGTTCGACTACGACAACCAGCTCGGTGTGGCTGGGGGTTGCATCGCAGGACTGCAGAAAACCCGCTTCAACAGCTCGGACTTCGCGACGATCGTCCTGCCGACGTGCGCGATCCCGGCATAAGGGGCAACAAACATGGCAACCTTCTACGCGACAGGCTACGCGGCTCGCCAGCCGGAGGCGGTTCACGCTGGCCTCAACTGCGCGACCTTCGTCATCAGTCTCAGCGTCTCCTCGACACCTGCGGCAACCGACACCATCATCATCGGCAAGATTCCTCATGGGGCAATCCCGGTCGATGCGGTGTTTTACCCGGGCGCGCAGTTGGCGGCGAACGGCTGTCTGGCACTGGGCACCAGCGCCTCCACGCAGTTGTTCTTCGCGACCTCCACAACGTTCTCCTCGGGCATTACTTCTGCGCGCAGTAACCGCAAGCTCGGCCCGCGTCTGCAGGTGAGTCTCTCGGATGACGCCATGCCGAGGTTCGAGAACGTGGTGATGACCACGCAGACCGGCGTTTCGGTGAGCGATGTCGGCACCCTGGTTGTGTTCTACAAGATGCCGGGGCAGGCTACAGGCGCATAACGCCCCAGGTTGCGGCCTTTCCCTCCGCAACCGGGAACCCTGGGGCTCCGGCGCCGCACATCGCCGGGGCCCTTTTTTTATCAAGGCTGAAACGCATTGCTCGAGTACGGCATCGACAAGGTTGCGGAGGCTATTGGCAGGGCGTTCCAAGACAACGACCTGCCGACCGTCGAGGACCTGCTCTGGCCAGCCCTCGAGCAATACCCGGAACTGGGTGCGCTGTGGTTCTACGCCGGCAATGCGTTGTATCTCACCAACCGCCTGGCCCCGGCGATCGAGTGCTACCGCAAGTCCTTCGAACTGGAATTCCGTCCCGACGTGCTGGCGAACCTGGGTGGCGTCTACCGGCGGCTGAACCGCACCAAGGACGCTCAAGCGGTCCTGCTCGAGGCGCTGCGACTTTCGCCGGGCGACCCTGGCGTACTGATTAACCTCGGCACGACCTTCGTCAACGAGGGCAATCCCTACCCCGGCATCGGCTATATCGACGAGGCGTTGCTCAATCCGCACGCCGACCGGGCGGCATTCTGGAACCTGGGACTCCTGCAGCTTGAGGCAGGCCGTTTCGCCGAGGGGTTCGACAACTACGCCACCGGCATCGGCAAAGAGCGTCTGGCGCGTTTGTACGCGCCCAAGGACCGGCCAGAACCGCTGATGTACACCCGCGTCATGCCGCGCAAGGGCAAGTCAATCGCGGTCTACGGTGAGCAGGGCATCGGCGACGAACTGATGTACGCCTCGCTGATCCGCGAGGCATGCCGAGATTTC